ATGTGTATAAGAGACAGACCCAGAACCGTCAATGAACCATCAAGGAACCGTAAGGAACCATCAAATACGGGTGCGGGAAAGAAATCCAAGCAGACGGACGATATCGACGTCGAACTGCCCGACTGGTTGCCAGCTGATGCCTGGGCGGATTGGGTGGTGCACAGACGGGAGATCAAGGCTCCGTTGACGCAGCGAGCGGCAGAGCTGTCGATCAAGACGCTGGCAAAGCTCAAGGCCCAGGGCAACAACCCGGTGGAGGTGATCGAGCAGAGCGTGCTGTCGGGCAAGTGGACGGCGCTGTACCCGGTGAAGGATCGGCATGGTGGACCAGCAGGCTCCTCCAAGCAGCACATGAATTTCGATGGGAAAAACTACGGGGAGGGCATTGGCGATGATGGCCGTTTCTAACCTTGGCGGGATGTTGTCGGAGCTGGAGAACTCCACGATGAATGCTCTTGCTGCTGGGAAAGACCCGAAGGCAATGATCGAGGACGAGATACGACGCATTCAGGCTGGTGTGGCAGCCGATCGAGCGAAGACGATATCGCATTCGATTTTGTCCCGTGCTGCTATCCCCCCTCGCTTTGCCAATCGTCGCCTGAGCAACTATCTGCCCACTTGTCCGGAAGCGGCAAAGGCTTTGCAGGTTGCCCAGCAGTACGCGGACACGTTCCAGCAGGCCATGGAGACTGGCCGCAGCTTGATCTTCATCGGCAACGTGGGGGCGGGCAAGACTCACCTGGCTGTGGGTATTGCTCATGAGGTGATGCAGCAGGGCTACACGGCGCTGTTTGCTTCGGTCATGGGGGCGGTACGCAGCATCAAGGAAACTTACGGGCGCCGTGAGCTGACCGAGTCTCAGGCCATTGCCCGCCTGGTTGAGCCTGATCTGCTGATTCTGGACGAGGTAGGAGTGCAGTTCAGCAGCGATACCGAGCGGCTGTACCTGTTCGAGATCCTGAATGGCCGGTACGAGAACATGCGCCCCACCATCGTGATCAGCAATCTGGACATGGCTGGCATCGAGGACTGCCTGGGCCAACGTGTGTTTGACCGATTACGCGAAGGAGATGGTCGAGCCGTGACGTTTGCCTGGGATAGCTACCGGGGGCGTGGATGAGTCCGCAGAAGCGGGAAGCAGCAGAGAAGGCAATGCAAAAGTTGGATGGATGGACGGTGGTGGACCCGCAGCGAGATCACAAGGCATGGGCAAAAAAAGATTCTCGCAAACCCGGCAGGGCGATCACCAACTGTGATTTGGATGGCTCAGCGAGCAGTAGGAGAAGCGGAATGAGTGAAGTAACGGGTTTGGCTTTATTGCTGCCTTGGCCGGACATGCGGCTGATGCCCAATCGTAAGAACGGGCGGCACTGGGGCGGTGTTCAGTCAGCCAAGGAGCAGGCCAGGCGCGATGGGCGTGTGGTGGCAACCGTTGAGCTGGGGCGACGTCGCTTTATCGGCGGCGACCGCATCCCAATGAAAGTGACTTTCATGTCACCGGACCGAAGGGGGCGCGACCTGGACAACTTGCTGGCCTGCATCAAGCCGCAGATCGATGGCATTGCCAAAGCTCTTGAGGTGGATGACAAACGGTTTCGACCGCTGATTGTTGATGATGGATTGGACCCAGCTAAGCGCGGGTATCTGAAGATTGAAGTGGGGGAAGTATGAAATCGCAGATTGAGATCTTGTTGGGTGAATGGGGGCGCTGGAAGCGGGGGGAGAACCGTACGGGTCTTGGCTACCCATCGAGAAGCGCCTTCCAGCAGATGCGTGTAGATGGTGATCGTGGGGTAGAGGTTGAGGTGGCTTTGATAGATGACGACCTGCGTCGAGTGGCTGATGAGGTAGAGCTACTGCATCCAGACTACCGAGCAATCCTCACTGCCCATTACGTCGCACCTGGTCCAGTTAAAACTAAAGCTGATCGACTGTCGACATCGATACGTATCTACTACTCCACCCTTGAGCATGCACATCGTGTGCTATCGCATGCGATGGGAGGACGCTACAGAGTGGGGTACGAACCTAAATTGTGCGCACACATTGCAGGAGCGTGCGCACAGATATAGACTGATTCCCGTAGGCTGGATATTGCTCAGCCTGAAGGATTTAGGAACCAAGCCCTGCCGGAAACGGTGGGGCTTTTTCGTTTGAGGCTGGTAATGGCCCGTATTAAATCATTGCCTCTGCGCATTCAATCCGCGCCATCGCGTACGAAGACAGTTTCGTCAACATCGTGGCGGGCTGGCAAGTCCAGTGCTGAGCGAGGGTACGGGTATCGATGGCAACAGGCGCGAGGCGAGTACCTGCGTCTGCGTCCATTTTGTGTGATGTGCCTAGACAAGCTAGGAGTATCGAAGGAATCCGCAACAGAGGATGTCGTGCTGGCCTGCGCTGAGCGTGGGGTGCCAGTGCCATTGGCTTCGGTAGTTGACCACGTGGTAGCTCATCGAGGCAATCAGACCCTGTTTTGGGATCAATCAAATTGGCAGGGCCTTTGCAGCACACATCACAGCCGCGACAAGCAGCGTGAGGAGGCGCGTGTCGGCTGACCCAGGCTCGCGTCTGGTCTGGCGGGTGCTGCTGTACCCCTGGGGGGCCTAAAAGTCTAGGCGGATTTCCTGCTCTAGACCACCCGTTCTCGCACGCGCAGAAAATTCCCCCTTTCACAAATTTGTTAACTGAGGTTGTTAATGGCATTAACCGACAAGAAGCGGCAGTACGTCGCTGCACGCTTGTCGGGCCTGTCGGGCGCGAAAGCGGCTATTGCTGCGGGTTACAGCGACAAAGGCGCGGCCCAGGCAGCAGCCCGACTGAATAAAGATCCTGACGTCATAGCTGCATTGCAGCGTGCCGAAAGAGTTAACAACGATGTTAACAATGCAGCTTCACCGTCCGGTGCGGCAGATCAGGAAATGGCCGGTATTGGATTGGCTGCGCTTGGTCTTACCTCAGACCCCAAGAGGGTGCTTGTGGCGTTGATGAATGACGCGAACGAAGAACCAAAGCTGCGCCTTGAGGCCGCTAAGGCATTGATGCCGTTTGTGCATGCGCGGGTTGCTGAACAGGGCAAGAAGGAGGCGAAGAACGAGGCCGCCAGGAAGGTTGCCAATCGCTTTTCTCCTTCGGCACCACCGCTCCGTATGGTTAAAGGCGGTGGGTGATGGATTGGAGTACCGCTTGCCCAGATTGGGCTGAACGACTGAAGAATGGGCACTCGATTATTCCGGCGCCCATTTTTTTGGACCAAGCCGAAGCTGCCTTGGCGATCTTCAAGCAGTTGCAGGTGGTTGATCTTGCCAAGACTGTATGGGATGAGGATCAGCAAAAATACCGCAGCCCAAACTTCGGGGAGTGCTCCGAGCAATGGGTGTTCGACTTTGTATCCGCCATTTTCGGCGCGTATGACGCGGAGACAGGCAACCAGTTGATCCGAGAGTTCTTCCTGCTAATCAGCAAGAAGAACACAAAATCGACTATCGCTGCCGGCATCATGCTGACAGCGCTGATTTTGTGCTGGCGCTCTGAAGAAGAGCACCTGATCCTTGCTCCCACAAAGGAGGTGGCCGATAACTCGTTCAAGCCTGCCGCTGGCATGGTGCGAGCGGATGATGACCTGATGGACTTGTTCCACGTGCAGGACCACATCCGGACGATTACCCACCGTGGGACTCGTGCCTCCCTGAAAGTGGTGGCAGCAGATACCGACACGGTTTCAGGTAAGAAGTCAGGGCGCATCCTTGTGGACGAGCTGTGGATTTTCGGCAAACGGGCCAGTGCCGACGCCATGCTGATGGAAGCCACAGGCGGCCAAGTCTCTCGCAATGAGGGTTGGGTCATCTTCCTATCGACACAAAGTGATGAGCCTCCAGCCGGTGTATTCAAGGACAAGCTGCAGTACTACCGCAATGTGCGTGACGGCAAGATCGAAGATCGCAAATCCCTTGGCGTTTTGTATGAGTTCCCGGATGACATGGTGAAGGCTAAGGCTTACATGAAGCCTGAGAACTTCTACATTACGAATCCGAATCTTGGGCGCTCAGTCAGTGCTGAATGGCTGGAAGACCAGCTGCGAAAAGAGCGGATGAAGGCTGATGGCTCGTTCCAGAAGTGGTTGGCCAAGCACTTGAATATCGAGATTGGTTTAAATCTCCGGTCAGACCGGTGGGCCGGTGTGGATTTCTGGGGTCCAGCAGTCGATAAGACGCTAACGCTGGATTCGCTACTGGAGCGTAGTGAGGTGGTGACCGTAGGGGTTGATGGCGGCGGCTTGGATGATCTGCTTGGGTTGGCGGTGCTAGGCCGTGAGCGTGAGACCCGTCGATGGCTTCACTGGGGGCGAGCCTGGGCACACCCTATTGTGCTGGAGCGTCGTAAGGAGATTGCTCCCCGGTTAAAAGATTTTGAGTTGGAAGGCGATCTGGTCCTTGTTGAACGACCAGGTGATGACGTGGACGAGGTGGCACGCATCATTTGCCGTATCCGTGATGTTGGTCTACTGCCGGAGAAGTATGGGATTGGAGTTGATGCCTCGGGGATTGCGGATGTGGTGACGGCTTTGACTGCACCTGACTGTGGTTTCACTGTAGATCAGATCACATCTGTACGCCAGGGGTACACACTCAATGGTGCTATCAAGACCACTGAGCGGCGTTTGGCCGGTGGAGAGCTGCTGCATGCAGGTCAACCAATGATGGCTTGGTGTGTGAGCAATGCCCGGATCGAAGATCGAGGTAATGCCATTCTGGTGACTAAGGCAGCCAGTGGCAAGGCCAAGATTGACCCGGTGATGGCGCTGTTCGATGCCGTGACGATGATGGCATTGGAGCCTGAGGCGCAGGGCAATTCTGTTTATGAATCGCGTGGCATTCGCTACGCCTGAGGTTTCTATGGGGTTTACCAACTTTTTCCGGCGTTCACCCGATCCGGCACCTACGCCCGTGCTCGATCAGTCGGTGTCGCCGGTAGTCGAGTCAGTCTCTGAGCCGCGCATTCAAGCATCTATGCAAGGTGATTCGCCAGGCGTGAAGTTCTCAGGTTTGGATGACCCTGCTTTGTTGGAGTTCATCCGGAGCGGAGATCCTACGCTCGGCAAGTATGTCCAGGGCATGAAGGCACTGCGCAATATGGCGGTGCTGCGGTGCGTGTCCCTGATCTCCGAGTCTATAGGCATGCTTCCCTTGAGCCTAATTAGGCGCGATGAGACAAAGGCGCCGGCGAGGGATCACCCTGCATATCGACTTTTACGCACTCGGCCCAACGGTTGGCAGACGCCTTATGAGTTCAAGTCGCAGATGCAACTTAGCGCTCTGATCAACGGAAACGCCTATGCACGGGTGGTCTGGTCAAGGGGGCGACCGATTGCGCTGGTGCCGCTGGACTTTGAGGCAATTGAGCCGAAGCTCACCGACGATTGGCAAATGCAATACCGATACACGCGCAAGGATGGCAACCAGGTTGTCCTCCAGGCGCATGAGGTTTTTCATTTGCGTGATTTGTCTCCTGACGGAATCAATGGCTTGAGCCGTGTTCGGCTCGCACGCGAGGCTATTTCACTGGCGCAACAGACTGAGCGGGCTGCGGCTCGCCTGTTTCGGACTGGTGTCATGGCGGGCGGCGCATTGGAAGTTCCGAAAGTACTGTCGGATCAGGCTTACAAGCGCCTACAGGACTCTCTGAGAGAAAACCATTCCGGCGCAGAAAACGCTGGCAGTTGGATGATCGCGGAGGAAGGGGCTCAGGCCAAGAAATTTGCTGGCTCGGCGGTCGAGTCGCAGCAAATTGAGAATCGCAATCATCAGATCGAAGAAGTTGCCCGATCTTTCGGTGTGCCGCGCCCCTTGCTGATGATGGATGACACCAGTTGGGGCAGCGGCATTGAGCAACTCAATATTTTCTTTCTGCAGTACGGCTTGCAGCACTGGTTTACGGCTTGGGAGGAAGCTCTGGCCAGGGTGTTGCTGACTGAAGATGAATACGAAGAAATGCATTTTAAGTTCAACGAGCGAGCACTGCTGCGGGGAACGCTGAAAGACCAGTCCGAGGCATTTGCCAAGGGTATGGGCTCTGGTGGCCATGCGCCCTGGTACACGCAAAACGAGGTACGCGACTGGCAAGACCTGCCGCGTGTCGATGATCCAACGGCAGACAAGCTGCCACCTCGATCAAATCAGAAGGAAACCAAGAATGAGCCTGCTCAAACTGCCTGAAATCAAGGCCAGTGCCATCAGTCGCGTCCAGTTCGATGCACGCCCGGATGCGCTGGAGCGATGGGAGCCTGCTATTCGTGCTGCATCCAGTGAAGATGCCACGATATCGGTCTATGACACGATTGGCTGGTCGTGGGAGGGCGAGGGGGTGACAGCCAAGCGTATCTCGGCGGCACTTCGCGCCATTGGTGGGCGTGATGTCACTGTGAACATCAATTCGCCAGGCGGTGACTTTTTCGAAGGTGTGGCTATCTATAACCTGCTGCGCGCCCATCCGCACAAGGTGACGGTCCAGGTAATGGGCTTGGCAGCGAGCGCGGCCTCGGTGATTGCCATGGCAGGCGACGAAATCCTGATGGGTGACGGAGCTTTCCTCATGATCCATAACGCCTGGGCCATCGCAATTGGCAACCGCCACGACATGGTCGCTGCCTCCGAGCAGCTCGCACCCTTTGATGCCGCCATGGCGGATGTCTACGCAGCTCGTTCGGGGATGACATCGGCTCAGACGGCAGCGCTCATGGACAAGGAAACCTGGATTAACGCGAGCCAAGCTGTTGAGGATGGCTTTGCGACAGGTCTGATGGAGTCTTCGCAAATCACTCATGAAACAAACGCACAGGGCCATAAGAAGTATTTGGCTCTGGTGGAGGCATCCATGGCAAAGGCTGGGCATTCACGCTCGACACGCCGGGATGTGCTCAAGAACCTTTTTTCCGGCACGCCGAGCGCTGCCGGTGACCCTGCCATGCCAAGCGCTGGTGCCGACATTGCAGCGTCGCTGCAAACCCTACTTTCTACAGTGCAAGGAACCGTATGAAACAGAAATCTATTCCCCGTGGCGTCATGGCTGTGCATGCAGAGGCTGCACCCTCCCAGGCCGAACTGAAGCAGACCATCGAAGCTTTGAACAAGGCATTCGCCGACTTCAAGACTGAGCACCAGCAACAGCTGGATGAGGTTAAGAAGGGCAATCATGATGCCCTGCAAGCGCTCAAGGTTGAGCGCATCAATTCCGATATTGGCAGCTTGCAGAAGACTGTCGATGAACTGAATATGCGCATGGCGTCGGCGCAGATGGGCGGGGCTACCACCGGCAACAGCCCCAAGGACCCCGAATACACCAGTGCGTTCCAGGCTCACATGCGCAAGGGTGAGGTGCAGGCGTCCATGAATAAGGGTGCAGCGGAAGAGGGTGGCTACCTCACGCCGGTCGAGTGGGATCGCACCATCACAGACCGTCTGCGCGAGGAGTCGCCTATGCGTCAGCTTGCCCAAGTTCAGCCCACAAGCAAAGCGGGTTGGAAAAAGCTCTTCAATCTCGGCGGTACTGGTAGTGGCTGGGTTGGCGAAACCGATGCTCGCCCCGAAACCGCTACGCCCACTCTCGCCGAGCTGGGCTTCGGGCATGGTGAAATTTACGCCAACCCTGCAGCCACTCAGCAAATTCTCGATGACGGTGAAATCAACATTGAGAGCTGGTTGGCCAGCGAGGTGGAAGCCGAGTTTGCTGAGCAGGAGGGCATTGCCTTTATCAGCGGCGATGGCGCCAAGAAGCCCGCAGGCATTTTGACCTACGTCGAAGGAGGCGCCAATGCGGCAAAGCATCCTTTCGGCGCGATCAAGGTTGTCAACAGCGGCGCCGCAGCAGCTATCACGGCCGATGCCACGCTGGATCTGGTATACAGCCTGCCCAAGAAGTTCCGCCAGAACGCTCGTTTCCTGACCAACAACCTTTCGCTGTCGGCAATTCGCAAGCTGAAGGATGGCGAGGGAAATTACCTGTGGCAACCGTCTGCTCAGGCTGGCCAGCCTGCGCTGTTGCATGGCTACAGTATTGCCGAAGATGAAAATATGCCCGATATCGCCGCCAACTCGTTGCCGTTGATGTTTGGTGATTTCCGGCGCGGTTACCTGATCATTGATCGCATGGGTATCCGCGTGCTGCGTGACCCGTACACCAAGAAGCCCTACGTGTTGTTCTATACAACCAAGCGCGTGGGTGGCGGCGTACAGAACCCCGAATGCTTGCGTGCCATGAAAGTCGGTACGGGCGAGTAAGGGGTAGCCATGAAACTGATCAAACCGTTGCGCGGTGTACCCAAGGGCGAGATCTACCCGCGCCAGTACCAGGCCGGGGATGATTGCCCGCCCGAGCTGCTGGCAGCCGCCCGCGAGCTGGAGGCGGTCGAGCAGGAGAAGAAGTCGGCTGGTGGCACAAAAGCGAAGGAGTAGCGATGTTCGTATCTCTGGATCTTGCTCGTAAGCATGTGCGTGCCGATGACGATGAGGATGGCGACCTGCTAGAGCAGTATCTGGCGGCAGCGCAGCAAGCGTCCATCGACTACCTCAATCGGCCTGTATTTGCCACGCAGGAGGATCTGGATGCGGCCATTGCCGCTGGCAATGCTGGCGAGTCCGCCATTGTTGTCAATGCGGCTATTCGAGCAGCGATCCTGATGACCTTCGGTGACATGTACAAGCAGCGGGAATCTGTGGTGACAGGGGTTTCCGTGCACGAGTTGCCGATGGTCCAGGATCTGCTGCGCCCGCATCGCTTGGTGAATGGGGTGTGACATGGTGGCAGCGGGCAATTTAAACCGTCGCATCACTATCCAGCGGCGCGGCCCAGAACAGGATGAGGCTGGTCAGCCGATTGATGGATGGGTCGAGGTGGCGAAGCCCTGGGCCTGGATCAAAGGTCAGACAGGGATGGGGGTGGGTAGGCAGATGGCAGGCGAGGGCACTGTGGCTACCTCGCTCAACGTCTACTCATTCCGTATTCGTTACCGGCCAGCAATAACGGATGCTATGCGCGTGCTGTATGACGGGCGGGTATATGACATCAAGCATGTGCGCCATGACCTAGCTGGTCGGGAGTGGACGGATCTGGTTTGTGAGCTTGGGGGCAACGATGGTTGAGTCAGCTATTGAGTTCGATATGGAGTCTGCGCTCAAGTCGTTGGATGCACTCGGAGCTGCTGCGAAGGCACACTTACCACGCTCAATGGCTGTTGCGGCTGGAAAGGTATTCCGAGATGAGGCCAAGGCCAAGGCACCTGTGTTTGATGGCTCTACCGCCTTGAAAGGTGGTGCGAACGTCAAGAAGGAGCCTAAAGCAGGGCTTTTGCGGGACGCGATTTACTTGGCATTTTCGGATAACCGTTCGTTCCCGAGCGATGGGCATTTTGTGTATTCCGTAGCTTGGAACGCGGCCAAGGCGCCCCATGGACATCTGCTGGAGTTTGGGCACTGGCGTTACAACGTGATTCGAGGTGGTTACCCGACCAAGGAGCGACTTGAAAAGCCGGTTTGGGTGGCGGCGCATCCTTTTCTCCGGCCAGCCTATGATGCTGCTCGTCAGCGGGCTATTCAGGCAGGGATGGAGCGCGGCAGAGAGCGTACCGCCGAGTTACTGGCTAATCCCGCGTTGCTGGAGCAATTCAAATGACGATTGAACCCGCGCTATTTGCGCTGCTTGGACCGCTGGTTGGCAATCGTTGTTATCCAGACATCACGCCACCAGGGGCTGATTTTCCGCTGATCGTATACCAAGCGGTAGGCGGAGAGTCGCCCGAGTTTCTGGAGCGTCGTCTGCCCGACTGTGAGCATTATCGGATTCAGGTTCATTGTTGGGCGGGATCGCGATTACAGGCCAGTTCGCTGGCGTTGCAGGTACGACAGCAGATTATTGAGCATGGCATGTCCTTTGTGTCAGCCAAAACACTAGGCCAGCGCATAGCGCTGTATGAGGAGGAGCTGAAGCTTTACGGCACTCGCCAGGACTTTGGCATCTGGATCAAAGAACGATGATTTTTCAGCCGCCTTCGGGCGGTTTTTTCATATAAGGAGCCTGCAATGGCACTGAAATTCCCTGATGGCTCGGTGGTGGGTTTTGCCACTGCATTGGCCGAGCCCATCCCGTTTACCGCTATCAGTAATGGCAGCCCTGCTGAAATTACGCATGAGGGCACACTGGCAAAAGATGCGGTTGTGGTGGTGGCATCCAGCTGGGCCGCTATCAACAATCGTGCCGCCGTAGCTGGCCTGACGGCTACCGGCAAGACGCCGCTGATCGGCATCGATACGACTGACAACGATCTGTTCCGGCCTGGCGGTGGCAAGGGCAGTGTGGCAGTGGCCAGCACATTTATCGATTTCTCCCAGCAGGGCGAGCTGTCCAGTTCTGGCGGTGAGCCGCAAACCTATACCGGCAAATGGATGGAAGACCCGATGGGTCAGGAGTTCCAGGTACCCATCGGTCAATCGGCTCGTCAATATGCATTGCAACTGGACTACGACGCCAGCATGCCTTGGTTTGAGGCGGCCAAGGCGATCTCCCGCAAGCGCAAGCCGACAGTAATTCGCATCCAGTTGCCCGATGGCGATACTGTCTACGAAGTCGGCTACGTACACTTCAACCCGGGCTTGAACATGCAGTCGGGCAACCCCATCAAGAACGCGGTGACGTTCTATTTGATGAGCAGTGAAGGCACCCTGATTCCAGCAGCGTAAGGAGCGCACATGGCCATCAAGAAGGGCAATGCACCCAAAACCATTCCGACCAAGCTGGAGCTGGTCGGGGGCGGTGAAAGTAACTTTCTTTCGCTGACCTTCCATAACCGTAAGCCCAGCGAATTCAAAGCGCGTGTAGACGAACTTGGCGAGTCGCAAGCCCCATTTCTGCCGTCGCTGGTGTGTTTCATCGTCAAGGAATGGGATACCGATTATTCCTTGTCGATCGAGGGTGCCATAGATATGGAAGACGAGCGCCCTGGCATACTTAATGCCATCGTACAGGGCTTCCATAAGGTGCGACAGGTAGAACTGCAGGGAAACTGAAGGCGGCGGTTCGGGCGTTGATGTGGCGTCGCCCGACCGCCGCTGAGCTGCGAGGTACGGGCCTCAAGCCCAGCCACTATAAGGAGCCGATGGTAGATGTCTGGCCGGAGTGCTGGCCAGCCATCGATCTGTACCTGAAATACCGCACGCAGTGGATTCAGGGGCCTGGCGGGCCGAGCGGGCTGGATTACTCGATCTTGCAGGCCGATCTGGACCGCACTGGCGTTTACGGAGACAAGCGCGAGGACATCATGGATGCTATTCGGACAATCGAAACCGAGGTGCTGGCGTCGATCTACGAAAAATAGACGCTGGTATCATCCTGTCATCTTTTGGGAGGGTGAAATGAATGTGGCAGACGAAATAGCCAAGCTCGCAGATCTGAAGGATCGAGGTGCGTTGACGCCCGAAGAGTTTGATTCCGCTAAAGCAAAAGTGTTGGCGAACGATAAGCCCGAAACAGGAGAGGGCACACCTCGTAAAACGAGTGGGCTGAAAGTCGTGGCGCTGGTTGCTTTGGGGCTTGTGGTGGCTTTTTTTGTTGTGGGTTTCTACTTATCCAATACGCCGGAAGGCAAGGAGAGGGCAAAGTCGAGGACTGCTATTGATCTTTGCTGGGCTGATTACAAGACTAGCAGAGTGCCGTTAGATGCACGAGCTCTTATTGCTGATACATGTGACATGCTGGCAAAGCAGTTCAAAGAAAAGTATGGCGTAGCCCCTTAGCAGGGCTTCGATCTCTGGGTAATTAGCCCTGCCAATCGGCGGGGCTTTTTTGTGGGCAGTCGAAATGGAAGGTCAAACAATCGCTACGGCGCGGATTGATATTACCGCTAACGCCCAAGGCGTAGAAGCCGCTACGGCAAAGGCTAAGGCTAGCCTTTCCTCCATGAGCAAGGATGCGCAGGCTGAGTACCAGCGCCTATCTGGAGCAGAGAAGCGAAGGGTGGAAGCGCTGATACGCCAGGCTGACACGGTTGGTATGACTCGTGCACAGCAAATAGCCTATAACGCCAGCTTGAAGACAGGCGGGCCGATTCTCGACGAGATCACTCGGAAGCTAAATGCCAGCGAGGCGGCCGCTCGCAAGTCAGCCGTTGAGTTCAATAAGCACGGTATTTCGGCTGGGCAATATGCTGCAGCTCTAAGGGGAACGCCTGCTCAGATAACGGACATTATTGTCTCTTTGCAAGGCGGCCAGCGACCGCTAACTGTTTTGTTGCAGCAGGGCGGCCAGTTGAAGGATATGTTTGGCGGCATCGTTCCGGCTGCTCAGGCATTGAGCAGCACTTTGCTGGGGATGATCAACCCAGCAACCCTGTCGGCGGGGGCGCTTGCGGCGCTGGGAATGGCATGGTATCAGGGAAGCCGGGAGATGGACGACTTCCGCACGCATTTGATCATGACAAATGGAGCAATTGGCCTGAGCCTGGATCAGCTTTCGCAGATGGCTGAGCGCATGGATCATATGGCCGGCGTTACCCGCGGGCGTGCCGTTCAGGCGCTAACTGAAATCGCCAAAACAGGAAAAATAGCGGGCGAACAGATTGGGTTGGTCGGGGAAGTGGCTGTCCGGTCAAGTGCGATACTTGGGCGCGAAATATCAGATGTGGTTGATGAGTTTGCCAGACTAGCTACTGAGCCTGCACAGGCGTCCGCCAAGCTCAATGAGCAATACAACTATCTGACCGCTTCTGTCTATGAGCAAATTCGGGCGCTGGAAGAGCAGGGTAGCGCACAGGCGGCAGCAAAGCTGGCGCAGGACACGTACGCGCAGGCCACAAAGGAAAGGCTAAGCGAAGTTGAGAATTCGCTCGGTTATATACAGCGAGCATGGAATGCGGTAACCGGTGCAGTCAAAGAGGCGTGGGACGCCATGATGGGCATTGGGCGCGAAAATACACTGAGTGATCAGATAGCCGAGACTGAGCGGCAAATCGCGCAGTTTATGGACAAGGCTTACGAGCGGGGCGCAGTTAAGCGTCGTCGCCAGGTGGCGGATCTTGAAGGGCGCCTGGCTGAGTTACGCGCGCAGCAAGCTGGGGAGGATTTTACCTCTGCAGCCAAAGGCCAGAATGCCAAGGAGCATAAAGCCGCTATTGAGGCTCAAGATCGGGTGAATAAGCTCCTAGATGACGCCGCGCCCAAGGCCGACAAGGCCCGCAAGGCCATCGCGGAATATCACCGCGAGCTGGAAAAGATACGGACGGCAAATCCTAAAAGCGACCTATTGAAGCCCGAGAACATCGCTAAGGTTGAAAAATCGATCAGGGAGAAATTCAAGGAAACGGCAACCAGGGCCAAGCCTTATACCAACGACGCCGCCACTCGCTTGCTGATGACCCTGCGCGAGCAAGAAGCATCGCTGCGGGCCCAGGCAGATGGCGCTGCCAAGCTTGCCGAACACCAGAAGCGCCTGGCTGCATTCGAACAGCAGATTGCCGATATCAAGACCAAGAAAACCCTGACCGCTGATGAAAAGTCGATCCTGGCCGCCGAGGACAAATTGCGGGCCCAGCACCAGGTGAACGTGGCGGTGGAGCAAGAGGCGAAGGCCAGAGAGGCGGTGCTGAAGTTTCAGGAACGGGCCGCGCAGGTGTCCGAGCAGATGGCGACGGCGCGCGCGAACCAGAACGAACAGTATCAGCGTGTACTGGATGCGTTTGGCCTGGGTGACAAGGCCATGGAGCGGGTCCAGGCGCAGCGCTCGATCTACCGGGAGTTTGAGCGTTATCAGCGCCAACTATCGCGTGGTGCTGATCTGGGCCTTATCGGCCAAGACCGCTACCGTGAAGAGTCGGACAAGATCCAGGCTGAGTTGCAGCGTCGGCTGGCAATGGAGCAAAGCTATTACGCTGAGGTGGATAAGCTGCAGTCGAGCTGGGTACTGGGGGCTAAACAGGGCTTGGTCAACTACTCCGATGATGCCGCAAACGCCTTCAAGATGATGAACAGCCTTGGGGTGAGCACTTTTACAGCACTTGAAGACGCGGCGGTTAATTCATTTAGAGGGATTGGTACCGAGGTCTCTGACGTAGTGGATGGCATCATTGCTGATCTAATCAGAATTAATGTCCGGCAGCATATCACTGGGCCGTTCGCTGGCGCCGTAAGTGGGGCCTTGGGCAGTTTGTTTAGTGGCGGCTCTGCGCCTGCCGGGGCAACACCAGGACTGAACTGGTTTCATGGGTCCGGTGGTTTCTCATCTGGTGGTTACACCGGCGACGGCGCGAAGTATCAGCCGGCTGGCATCGTCCACAGAGGCGAAGGGGTGCTCAATCAAGAAGAAATTCGCGCAATCGGCGGTGAGGCAGGCTTTAACGCGCTGCGCCAGTCTATTCGTCGCGGGCATGCGGCAGGAGGTATGGCGGGCTATCCAGCGCTGCCTTCTGTGTCTCCTTCGGGAGTGAGCGGCGTAGTCAATGTCACGGTCAATGTCTCCGGTGATGGTCAGGGCAGCCAAATTGATGCTCCTGCCGGATGGGAGCAGTTCGCTGAGGAGATCGGGGCATTCGTGGATTCCCGTATCCAGAAGCGCGAAGTTCGTGGCTATCAGGATGGCGGAATCCATTGGAATGCGCGGCAAGGCCTACTGCGCTGAAAGGGGTGTTTATGGAGTACGAGCGTTTCAATTGGAGGCCGTTGTCGGATCCGGAGGGCACCAGTTCATTTAGGGTGCTGTCGGCACAGTTTGGCGGTGGATATGCCCAAGAAGTGGGGGATGGAATCAACAATGAAACCCGATCCTGGCCGTTGACATTCTGGGGATATGAGTCGGAGCTGCGACCAATCCGTGATTTCTTGCGCCGGCATGCTGGATTTCGCCCATTTTTGTGGATGCCTCCGATGGAAGATCAGGAGGCGTTGTTTGTGGCTCGCGAGTTCAAGTTGCGCAGCCTAGGCGGCGGCGCGTACACCTTGGCCGTGAGTTTTGAGGAGAGGTTTGCACCATGATTTACGAAGATGTGCAGAAGCTGGCGCCTGGTAATTTGGTCACTATGTACGAGATTGATTGTCGCGCCATTGGCGGGGATGTGGAGCGCTACCACAACCACAATGATGGGGTGATCACCTGGCAGGGCCAGCAGTACCTGCCCTGGGCTATCGAGGCGCGAGACTTTGAGCGCACCGGCGACAGCCAGCAGCCGCTGCCGACGCTCAGTGTTGGCAACATAGGCGAGGATCAGAACGGCAAGCCAATCACAGGCGTCGTGTCGGCATTGTGCCTGGCGCTGAATGACCTGAAAGGGGCGACGCTAATCCGCCGACGCACGTTTGCGCGGTATTTGGATGCAGTCAACTTCCCGTCGGGCAACCCCACGGCAAGCTCCACCGAGCACCTGCCTGACGAGCGCTGGATTATTTCGCAGAAAAGCGGTGAAACGCCCGAGGTGGTGGAGTTTGTGCTCAGCTCGCCTTTGATGTTTGATGGCGTGCAGCTGCCAAGCCGCCAGGTCATCGCTAACGTGTGCGGCTGGCTGACCAAGGCGGGGCCAGAGGGCGGTTATCGCGGCGCGTGGTGCGGGTACACCGGCGCAGCCATGTTCGACAAGAACGGCAATCCTGTCACAGACCCCGCGTTAGACCAATGCGGCGGCCTGGATCGTGATTGCAAGGCGCGGCATGGCCAGTGGCAGCCTCTGCCCTTTGGTGGCTTTCCGTCTGCGGATCGGGTGCGATGATGCGCGCCGCGATCAAACGCGCCATTGAGCGCCACGCGCTGGTCGATTATCCACGGGAGGCCTGCGGCCTGCTGGTTGCCATTGGTGATAAGCAGCGGTATGTGCGGTGCCGAAACATCGCTGAAGACGGGTGCGATTTCCATTTGCCCGCCAAGGACTATGCGCGTGCGGAGGAAGTTGGCCAGATCCTGGCGGTGGTGCATTCGCATATCGATCGGGACGCTCAGCCGACCGAAGCCGATCTGGTATCTTGCGAGGCCACCGGCCTGCCTTGGCATATCGTGGCAGTTGGCCAGGATGCTGGCGAGTCAGCGCCGACGGTGCGCGGCTGGCATTCGTTTGAGCCTACCGGCTACCAGGCGCCGCTGGTTGGGCGCTCGTTCCATCACGGGAGCCTGGATTGCTACGGCCTGATTCGGGATTTCTATGCCCGAGAATTGAGTATCGATCTTATGGACTTTGAGCGCCCAGACGATTGGTGGAGCAAGCCGGAGTGCAGCGAGTTGTATCTGGAGAACTTCGAGCGGGCAGGGTTTCGGCAGGTCGTCGGTGAGCCGAAGTATGGTGATGTGATTCTGATGCAGTACCGCAGCGACCGCACGAATCATGGCGGGGTATACCTGGGCGACCAGGCTCTGCGCAGCCAGCCCGAGTTGCATCCTGTTCCCGGTGCGTTGCTGCACCACGCAATGCCGCGCCTGTCTGAGCGCGTGATTTACGGTGGCCATTGGCGGGACATTACTCGGATGATAGTGAGATATCAAAAATGACAGCTACAGCGATTCCGGCCCAAGCCGGTTTTTTTTCGTCTGATGAATCTGAGCGGTTGCGCACCATTCGCTTATCCGGTGATCTGGGCAAGCGATTTGGCAGGGTTCATCGGTTTGTCTGCAGCGATATTGCAGGTGCCGTGCGGGCCCTGTGCTTGATGGTGCCCGGTTTCTCTCAGGCTTTGTACGCCAGCGCAGGTAAAGGGGTGGCGTATTCGTGCTGGATTGGTGAGGAAAATGTGGGCGAAGACATGCTCCGAGCGCCGGCTGGTGCTGATGACATCCGCATTGCGCCCCAAGTCACCGGATCGGGCCGCGGCGGCCTATTCCAGGTGGTGCTAGGCGCCGCATTGATTGGCGCGGCATTTCTGACGGGAGGCGCAGCAGTCGTGGCAGGCAAGCTGGCTTTCTCTGGGATTGTCGGCCAGATGGCGTTTGGGATGGGCGTGGCTATGGTGCTGGGCGGTGTGTCCCAGCTACTGACTAAGCAGCCCCAAGGCTTGACCAGTGTGGAGTCGCCCGATAACGGCGCTTCGTACAACTTCAATGGTCCGGTGAACACGACTGCGCAGGGCAACCCTTTGGGCGTGCTGTACGGCGAAATGATCGTGGGCGCGGCCACCATTTCGGGCGATATGTATTCTGAGGATCAGCAGTAATGGCAATTGCAATCGAAGCCAAGCGCGGCGGTATGAGGATTCTGGGCTCGGGTGGCGGCGGGAAGGGCGGCGGTGGCGGCGCTCGTTCACCAGTCGAAATGCCCGATAGCCTGCATAACACATCATTTGCGGCCGTGTTGGATGCCATCGGCAACGGGGAAATGGCCGGACCGGCGCATACTGATCAGCCTCTGCGTGATATCTATCTGGACGGCACGCCTATCCAGAACGCCGACGGCAGCCTAAATTTTCGTAGCGTCCAAGTCGATTACCGGGTGGGCACGCAGGATCAGGAGCACATTGCAGGCTTTCCGGCTGCGGCGAATGTGACTTCGGTGGGCGCAGAGGTAGGCACGAACACGCCTTGGACGCAGCTACTGACCAATCCAGACCTGTCTGCCGTGCGGATCAGCCTGCATTGGCCACAATTGCTGACCATGGTAGATTCGGGCGACAACGCAGGGGATCGGATCGGCACACGCGTTGAGTACGCCATCGACCTGGCCGTAGGTAGCGGCTCGTTCGTAAATGTGCTGACCTCCGCTGCCGATGGCAAAACGATCAGCGGCTACACCCGCACGCACCGAATCGATCTTCCGGCGGGTGCTCAGGGCTGGACCGTCCGCGTGCGTCGCCTGACGCCTGATTCGTCCAGCAGCGCAGTCCAGTCGCGCATGATGATCCAGTCTTATGCTGAAGTCATCGATGGCAAGTATCGTTACCCGATGACCGCTTTGGTGGGTATCCGCGTGGACGCCGAGCAGTTTCAGGCAATTCCGACGCGTGCTTACCATTGGCGCGGGCAAATCATCCGTGTGCCTTCGAACTATGATCCTGTGGCTCGCACCTACAGCGGCGTGTGGGACGGCACATTCAAGCGTGCTTGGTCGAACAATCCGGCTTGGGTGTTCTACGACATGCTCACCAACAAACTGTACGGCCTGGGCGACCGCATCGATGCATCCATGGTGGATCGCTACGCGTTGTATCAGATCGGCGCGTACTGCGATCAGATGGTGGACGACGGCCAGGGCGGTACCGAGCCGCGCTTTGTGTGCAACGCCTATCTGCAGTCCAGTGCAGATGCGCTGCGCGTGGTCAATGACCTGGCCAGCGTGTTTCGGGGCATGACGTACTGGGCTAATGGCCAGGCGGTGGCCGTAGCAGACATGCCTAGCGATCCAGTCTACACCTACCCGAATGAGCGGGTGATTGGCGGGCGTTTCAACTATATCGGGGCGGACCTGACCACGCTCAAAACCGTGGCTCTGGTGTCGTGGAACGACCCGACGGATTTCTACCGCGCAAAGGTAGAAGTGGTCACCGATTACGACGGGGTGCGCCAGCATGGTATTCGTAAAGTGGAGCTGGTGGCGTTCGGCTGCACGTCGCGTGGCCAGGCACAGCGCGTCGGACTGTATCACCTGTACACATCGCGCATGGAGCAGGGTGGCGTGTCGTTTTCAGTGGGGCTGGACGGCGTCATTCCCCAGCCCGGCAGCTTGATTAAGATTGCAGACCAGAATCGGGCGGGCCGCCGCCTAGGTGGTCTAATTGCGGCTGCCACAACCACCAAGATTACGCTTGACTCCGAGCATCCCATCAAGATTGGTGATCGTCTTACGATAAACCTTCCGTCTGGCCAGACCCAGACGCGGCAGGTGTCCGCGGTTGCTGGTCGTGCGGTTACTGTCAATCCTGGGTTTAGTGTCGCGCCAGTTGCGCAGGCGGCTTGGGCCGTAGAGGCGGATGATCTGGCGCTGCAGTACGCTCGCGTTATATCGATCAAAGAGCGCGACGGCATTACATTCGATATTTCCGCCGTTGAGCACCACCCTGGAAAATTCGATGCGATTGATTACGGCGTGCGCCTGGAGCCGCTGCCAGTGAGCGTGGTTCCACCACGCGTGCAGATGGCACCGACCAATGTGCGGATCCGTGAGCATTATGTGGTTCGCCAGGGTCAGAGCCGGCACATCGCTGAAATCACCTGGGATGCAGTTGATCACGCGTTGTTTTATGACGTGCAGTGGCGCCGCGACAATAGCGGCTGGGTGCAAGTGCCGCGCACCGGTGCTCGCTTGGTCGAGATCCCGGACTTTTATACAGGCGAATACATCGTCCGTGTACGGGCTATCAATGGACTGGATGTGCCATCACTATGGGCATACTCCGAGGCCACGGCATTAGCAGGGCAAGTGTCTGCACCGCAACCAGTCACCCATTTGATCACCGCCTCAATCCCGTGGGGTATCCGACTGAGCTGGGGCTTTCCTACTGGCCCCAACATCATCGAGCGTACCGAGATCCGCTATAGCCCTACGCAGGAGTTTGCTGATTCGTTGCCGGCTGGCAGTTTCGCGTATCCCTCGGACTCGTTCGAGCAGACGGGACTGGCGATCACCACTGAGCATTTCTTCTGGGCGCGGCTGATCGACAAGAATGGAACCCAAGGCCCGTGGTATCCGGCTGAATCAGCGCCAGGTGTGCGCGGAGTTCCAAGCCAGGAAGCCGGTGAATACAACGAGCTGATCACCCAAGAGATTGTCGCCGGAGGTTTGGGCGAGCGAATTATGGGAGATATTGAGGCCATCCCCAGCATCAAAGACACTCTGTCAGGCATTGGCGTAGATATGGAGGGTTTGCGGCAGGATGTTGACCAGCACGCCGTCGTGATTGCTGAAATTCCGCAAATCAAGGATGTACTTACCGACTTGGGGATTGATGTCACGGGCCTGGAGGACGAGATCAATGCGCTTCAAGCCGAAGTCGCTGATATTGTCGGCGCTCCAAATTGGGATGCTCAGACTCAATATCTGGCAGGGCAGATCGTTAAGTTCGATGGATCGCTATACCGTGCAATCAAGAATGTTCCCGTTGGAACTCCAGTAGGAAACGCTTCCTATTGGGAAAAAATCGGGGATTACGATTCGCTTGGCCAAGCCGTTGCCGCGCTGCTGGTGCGAATGAGCAATGCGGAGGTGTCGCTTGATGATCTGACCGGTGAGTTGATCGCGCAATCACAAGAGATTCTTGCGTTGCAGTCTGATTTGTCCGGATTGGATGGAAAAGTCTCTGGACAGGCCCAATTGTTGGAAGGGCTGAGGACATCGGTCTCAGAGCTCGACGGCGTGGTGACCAGCGAAGCGGCCCGTACCTCGTCGATCATTGCTTCTCTTCGCGAAGATGATGGGCAAGGGCAACTGGATGGCGCTCTGAATGAGTGGGACAGCCGGGCTTGGATTCAGCGCACTGAGAAAGCGGTCGTCGACAATCAAAAGGCTCAGGCCACGGTCAACGAGCGACTTGGCGTTCAGATCGGAGACAACACTGCTCAGATCGGTTCGCTGTCTGATGTTGTCGCTACGCTCGATCAGTCCACGGCCATCAAGCTGGATCAGCTTGAATCGTCCTTGGGCGGGCTTGATGGTGAATTGGCGGGCCAGGCTGGCGCACTTGATCTGCTGAAAACTGATGTCTCGCGCATTGATGGCGCTGTGACAGCGCAGTCAACGAGCATTTCGCAACTTGAGTCTGGCGTTGCTGACAATAAATCCGCAATTCAGACTGTCAGCCAGACTGTGGCCAGCGAAAAAGCAGCGCAGGTACAAGTAAATCAGCAGGTTCAGTCGGATCTTGCTGGATTGGGCGGTGCTGTTTCAGGTCAAGCCCAAGCATTAGATAAGCTGGAAACATCTGTTTCCGAGATCGATGATGCCGTGGCATCCGAAGCGGCCCGTACCTCGTCGATCATTGCTTCTCTTCGCGAAGATGATGGGCAAGGGCAACTGGATGGCGCTCTGAATGAGTGGGACAGCCGGGCTTGGATTCAGCGCACTGAGAAAGCGGTCGTCGACAATCAAAAGGCTCAGGCCACGGTCAACGAGCGACTTGGCGTTCAGATCGGAGACAACACTGCTCAGATCGGTTCGCTGTCTGATGTTGTCGCTACGCTCGATCAGTCCACGGCCATCAAGCTGGATCAGCTTGAATCGTCCTTGGGCGGGCTTGATGGTGAATTGGCGGGCCAGGCTGGCGCACTTGATCTGCTGAAAACTGATGTCTCGCGCATTGATGGCGCTGTGACAGCGCAGTCAACGAGCATTTCGCAACTTGAGTCTGGTGTCGCTGATAACAAATCAGCGATCCAGGCTGTGGGGCAGACGGTTGCTGACAACAAATCCGCGCAGGCACAAGTGAATCAGCAGGTTCAGTCTAGCATCGGCGATGTTGCGGCCTCTGCGCAAGAGTTAACCGAAGCGATAGCCACACTGGATGGCAAGATTGCTTCAAGCTGGGCTGTAAAGCTGCAGGGCAATCAGAACGGCGTGAAGTATGTCGCTGGAGTGGGTCTTGATTTGACCAACGAGTCAGGCATCACTCAGTCAACGTTTGCTGTTTTGGCTGATCGCTTTGCGGTGATGCATGCGGTCAATGGAGTACCTGCCACGGTGTTCTCTGTGCAGGGTGGGGCAAGCATCATCAATTCGGCTCTGATTGGTAATGCATCGATTACTGAAGCCAAAATCGCTAACGCTGCAATTACCAGGGCAAAGATTCAAGATGCAGCAATCAACGCGGCCAAGATTGAAAGTGCCGCGATCACGAGCGTCAAGATTCAAGATGCTGCCATTACACGCGCCAAGATTGGGCATGCGGAGGTCGATACATTACGCATTTCCGGAAATGCCGTGGCTATTCAAGCGGGCGCGTCTGCTGGTGTTAGATATGCGAGTTCTGGTGTCTGGGACTTGAATGTTGATGTTTATCTTCAATATGCAGCTGATGTCACTGTTAGCGCCGCATTTGATAAGTCGTCTACGAACTACCCTGGGTCCGCTCCAAATAACCCGTCATCAAGAATACTGATTGATGGCAACGAAGTGTTTGTTTTTCACGGAGAACTCATGATATCGGGAGAGGCTAGGTTTTCTGCATCTGGTGGGGCAATTAGTTTGACAACGCGGGTCGAGGCGGGTAGTCACCGGTTCACTTTGCGGCAAGGGGCCTCTCTTTATGCGGGATATGGCGATGATGGCAGTGGTCACAAATTTGCCCCTGCAGGTTTATCCGTCATTTGCACAATGAGGTAGTTATGTTCGCTGTTTCTTTATTTAGAGATGGGCGATTTCAGCAAACGGTGTTCGGCCCGAGGGAGTGGGTGATTAATCCCACTCTGGCAGAATGGGGCGGAGAATGGGCGACCGGTGCATTAGATGATTCATGGTGGTTCTACGGTCAGGCTCGAAAGCGTCCGGCTTGTCCAGCTGTCCTTGAGGGGCTGATGCTGCGCGGTATCCGTCCCGGCAGCACGATCGCTATCGAGGACAAGCAATATGAATGCGCAGAAGGCGGAGACGTGGAGTTGTCGTTTCAGTTTCCCGGCACGTATGAAGTTACGGTTACGCGTTGGCCATATTTAAATGGGAGGTACACCGTTGAAAATCCACCACCAGCCTAATAACCACGCTGAGCGTCGCCGCTCCGAATATCCGGACATTGGCGATCAACTCGATGCGGTTTATAAGCTGGCCCGGCATATGCAGGAGCAGGGCCAGCAGTTACCGCCAGATGTCGAACAGTGGGTGGCTCAGTGTCGAGCTGTTAAAGAAAAGTATCCAGCCGCTTAATAAGCGGCTTTTTTATTGGGAGTAAAGAATGGCTTGGTATCGAGCAGGAACGATTAAAGTCACCGCCAATAGCGCCACGGTCACGGGCACTGGCACGGCCTGGGTCCAGAATGCCCGAGTTGGCGATGGTCTGCAGGGGCCAGATGGGCGGGTGTATGAAATCACGAATATTGCGAGCAACACGTCGCTGTCGATTACCCCGGCTTATCAAGGGGCATCTGCCACGGGCCAGACGTACTGGATTATTCCGGTCCAGGGGTATGTAAAGCAAAGTGCTGATCGGTTGTCTGTAGTAATTAACGAGTTTGGTGGTGTGCCCAATGACATTGTTAGTCTCAGTGCTCGGATGGTCAGCGCTGAGACAGCCCTCGCTGGCCTAGGGACCGCTGCGAAAGCGACACTGTCAACTTCGACATCTGATTCAACATTGGGAAGAGTGGTTCGCAATGGGGACTGGGGGGTTGGCACGTCGCAAGGCATTTCAGCAGATGGTGCAGTACATGAGAGCGCTATTAACGGTTTTTACCGAGCAGGGTCAGGGAAAGTGGGTGCCCCGGATAACCAATCAGGGGCTGGCTATCTTAAGTTCGGCTGGTCTAGCTCGTATTTTTCGATTATTTATGGGTCGCCTATATCCGATGCATGTTGGGTGGCGAACGTTGCAAATAGTGTTGTTAAGCCCTGGCAGCAGCTATGGACAAGTCGAAATACCACGGTTGATAGCAACGGCTTCATTAAAAAGGCGTCGCCCATTGTCGAGTTGACTGCAGATGGCCTCAAGAAGACGGACCACCTTGAGATCAAAGGGGTACGGTTTGAGCGACTTGGCGTAGGGCATTATGTGCTCCACGATGCGCCCTTGCTCAGCCGGGATGGTTGGTATATTGAAACGCCGAAGGACCGTAACAACAACATCTACTTCACTTTGGACCATGAGGAAGATGAGCTGAGCAAAACACTGACCATTCACACCTACGAGCCTGACTACAGCACGGGCCGTGCCACGAATGGCGAGCCGATGGATATTCTGGAAGGGCGTTTTGTGAGCCTGCGTTTTGCAGAAGATCCAGGCTTGTATCCCGTGTACGTCCCAGACCCTGAGCCCGCTCCGGAACCCGAGCCTGATCTTGAGCCGGAAGTGGAGCCGGATCTAGAGCCATTGCCAGATCCGCCAGAACCGATCGAAGAGCCAGCCGCCTAAAGCGGCTTTTTTTACGTCTGCTGCAACTGCGGCATTTCACGGGAGACAGCCATGCCGACCGTAAACAAGGGGAAGAAACCAATGCTGCACAACGATGGAGCACATCTGCCGATTACAACCGGCTCAGCATTACTGATTTACAAGTGGACGCTGCAAGAGTTCGTGTTGCTGCTGTGGGCGGCCTATGTGCTGATTCTGATTGTGATCAAGTTACCAGACTTCCTGCGGTCGGCTGCGCGATTGGTTGGTGGCCTGCAGCGTGGCTGGGCACGTTTCAAGGAGTGGAAGAGTGGATCTGAAAACTAAGATTGGCACGGGAGTAATTGCAGCGGCCATTGGTTTGGTCGCCGCCTGGGAGGGGCGTTCGCTGGTGGCCTATGTGGACCCGGTGGGCATCCCGACTATCTGCGACGGCTATACCCATGGCGTGAAGCTGGGTGATGTCGCCAGGCCAGAGCGGTGCGACGCTCTAACCGAGCAGGAGGTGCGCAAGGCCTTGGCGGTGGTGGACCGATCTGTGCCACAGCCTTTGCCGGATGGCGTACGTGTGGCGCTGGCCAGCTTCGTCTACAACGTGGGGCCTGGCGCTTACGGCGGCTCCACATTGGTGCGCAAGCTGCGGGCAGGTGATCTGGCCGGGGCCTGCAACCAGTTGCCGCGCTGGGTGTACGCCGGTGGCAAGAGGCTGCGCGGGCTTGAGCGGCGGCGCGACGCAGAGAGGCAAATATGTCTATTCGATCTGCAGTAACGGGGGCTGCTGTTCTTGCAGCCCTTTTTATTGGCCTGCAGATATACGGCTCAGCTCAGCACAAGAAGGGTTATGACAAAGCCCAGGCTGAATACATGATCGCTGTCGCGCATGCAGAGGGCAGGGCGAGGCAGATCGAGCACGAATTAACCGAAAAAATGGAGGCCCGAGACAGTGATACCCAGGAAAAGCTTGCACAGATTGCTCTTGCTGAGCGCCGTGCTGCTGATGAGCGCGTGCGCCAGTCAGCCGAAGAATACGCCGCCCGCTATCGTCGGGATGCCGCGCTTGCCAGCGCTGCCGCAGAGCGCCAGGCAGCCGACACCGCCATCAGAATGTTTACCGAGCTGCTTGGAGGGCTTGATGAGAGGGCGGAAGTCTACGCAGCAGAGGCTGATCGACGCCGAATAGCGGGGTTGGCGTGTGAATCTGCCTATATGAGTGCCGTGGGGCGGTAGCTACTGCACTATGTGGAAACAGAGGCTGAGACATGGGCACTGCTGTGTCAGAGATAAAGCTAGTGCTGACTGCCACCGATCGGGAGCATTCGCGACCAAAGGTTTGCAGCCGAAAGGCGGTCGCTGACGCCGTAGTCGGTCATAATTAGACTGGGTTGGTGCCGCTGGTCTCGGAGGCTGCCGGTATGAAGTCTATATCCCAGACACCGACCTGACCGTCCGGCAACGGCACGAGTTGGATCGTGATCTTCGAGAGAAACTTGCTCCGATTCGCGATCCAACGCATCACAGTAGCCTTTTCTTCACCGCCTGGCACTTGATTTATACCTGTCTTGTGGGAGCGCAAGAGATCCTGGACAACACCGGCGGCCAAGTCAGGGACGCTCAGAAGATCGTCATAGTGCGACTTTTCCGCGAACGACTTCGCGAAGCCAAGAAAATCGATATGGTTCTGTGTGTACAAGCCAAGCACTCGCACAAATATCTCTTGTGTGTTCTTGAAGGTTCTGACGCTTGCATCTTGGTTGATCGAGTCGTTGTCGCAATACCAAAGCACCCTCTGGTTTGGATACATTGTCAGTGCGAGGAACGCGCAAATCGTATGGCAAACGCGAGCAGCCTTCTCCGCAACCTCGCCTTTCCATCTCCCTAGACCCATAGAGGCAAGTTGTTCAGTCATGCCCGCGTGGGCCTGACTCTTCGAACCGCCGAAGACCGTTTTCAGCTGTTTGTCGATGGCCACAGTTATGAGCGCGCCGTGGATGAAATTGTCAACGATGTGAAGAAATTCGCCGATTGCCCTGGGGCGAGATCCCTTGGAAAGTTTTTTATAGGCGAATTCGGAGTACGGGTCGATCATGTTGTACTTGCGCCGCAACGTTTCGATTGCCGTTTGAAACGGACCAACCTTGCTCAGTGACATGATCAGGACCGAGTATGTTGCAAACTCCGCCTCTGCGTGCTCGCCACCGAAGTCCGAGAAGACGCCAAGATTCATGTCCTCCGAGAAGTCTGGCAGCTCAGCGACTTTGCTAACAGCTAAGGCAAGCAGTGTCGAGAAATACGGATAATCAGGCCCCACCATGTCTAGGGTGAACGGGCCATGTTTCTGAGTTTTCGAAAATGGTTTCACAACTTGTAGCCTTTCAGTACCGCTATCAGTATTGGCGTAACAGAGAACAGCGCGAGTTCAGTACGGACCTAGTCTTGCCTGCGCTAGAACGCAAGACCGTCGGCATTTGGTGAGCCATGTTGACTACTTTCTCGCGCAGACCGCCGAGAGCCATTTCCAACTATTCGATCACCGTATCCGCTGCGCCTTAGTCGCACATTCATGACTATATGATTAATCAGACCGCGCCTAACAACAGAATACCGACAAATTTCATCGAGCTTAGCTATCCATACCGGACGCTCGCAGTTGTCTGATTCTTACCAATTGCAGTATCTAAAACAATCAGGCGTCATATTAGTATGCTGTTGAGCTACCAGCGAGTAGTTAGCATTCGACTGTACCTAAAACCACAATATGAGACGGCTTTGTCAACAAATATCAGACATGGAAGTATGGAACTTTAGGGAAGATAAGACAGCCTTTTCCAGCGAACAAGCCGCTACATTCTATTTATTTCCCTAAAAACAGATCCGACCCCTGCCGGCCCAGTTAAATAGCTGTGGGATGATCTGTATTCGGCGCTTGGTACTTCACATTACTCATCTGCTTTGTGACGGGATGCCACTTAAAAGCTGTCTCAGGCCGCGCAGTGCTCAACAGCTCCAGAGCAGATTCAACAGTGGTATTTTGAGATACCCATTCGCGAGCAGCGTCAGGCGTGAGAACCACAGGTCTGCGGTCGTGAATATCGACCATCCCACCGGCTGATGCGTCAGTGACAATTGCAAAGCCGTGCTCAATGTCATCGTCTTTGCCCGGCTGCCAGGCCGTGATTGCTGCCATATAGAGTGGGGCGCCATCTTTGCTATAAATGAACCAGGGCTGCTTGTCGCCAGTCTCCCCAGTCCACTCGAACCATCCATCAGCCGGAACAAGCACGCGCTTACCGAGCAGGCCCCTCCACATAGGCGACTTCTTCAAGATTGTGTCTAGTCGGGCATTGATCACTGGCGAGCGTTTATACCATTCAGGCTTGTAGCCCCAGAACAGGCGGTCGATCTGATCGCTGCCATCACCGAGCTGGTGCATGACGAGGGGGCGGGTGCCAGGTGGCACGTTGTACTTTAGGCCATCTGCCAGTCTGCCCAGGTCGTGAGGATTCCAGTTCATCGACTCTATATAGTCAACTGGCTCCCGTGCCTGTCTAATTCGTCCACACATGCATTTCTCCATCAAGGTTTGGTTGCTGGATCTTGCTTGTAGCGCTGTAGGTAGTATGCCATGTCACCGTCCCGACCCTGCGTGCGGTGAGGGAAGTTGAGCCGGTCTCGATGTTCTGAGGCACGCATATACCCCTGGACTGAGTTCTCCATTTTGAGTGCCTCAAAGAGAGGGGTGAGGCGGTGCCTGTTCTCTCCCAGCCCATTTAAAGGCATGGTGCCCAAGATAGAGTAGGTTAGTACGGCCAGCTCGCGTAGGCGTTTTACCTCGCGCAACAGGTTCATCACGTCCTGATTGCGCCGGTTGCCTTCTTGGATGGCTTTCAGTTCGCGGTAGGTAAGCAT